ATGGCGATAGCGGCAGTCCTAGTACTAAATATGCCGACTTGGCTAATTTCTATAACTCCGCAAAGAACGAAGGAGTTTTGTTTGAACAGTCCAACACTTATGAAATTTTTCAACTTGGTTCAGAAGTTGTCCGAGATGATAGTTCGTTCCAAAAATACAAGGGCGAATTAGATATGGTGTTCACTAGCCCTCCTTATTTTGCTAAGGAAGCGTATAGTGAAGACCCAACACAATCATATAAAAAGTTTACTGGATATGATGCATGGCGTGAAGGCTTCTTGCGTCCAACGCTAGAGACTGCTGTTGAGTATTTGCGTAATGACAGATACTTACTTTGGAATATTGCTGATGCTAAGTTTGGACAAGACATGTTGCCACTTGAAAAAGATAGCAAAGACATTTTGGAATCACTCGGTATGCAATTTAAAGGTGTGGTTAAGATGGCACTAGCACAAATGCCAGGCGGTAATCGTATTGATCCTGATACTGGTTTACCTAAAGCAAAGAATTTTTGCAAGGTGAATGGTATGTGGTTGAAGTATGAACCGATTTTTGTTTTCTATAAGCCATGACTTCAATCAATGAAGTGCTGAACCATTATTGGAATACAGTAGGTAACGATCAAGATACTTTCAAAATTAGAGGTGACAATCATTTTAGTAAATTGAATGATTACTTGAATGAGAGAATACCTACTAAAGGCATTCCAGAATCGTTTATAACGTGTGCATATCGTAATAGAAAAAGTTGGGATATGCATTTTCCTGATATTAACGTTGCAATTGAGTATAAGACATTTACTGCAAAAGGTATTTCTGGAAATAAAAATAATCGCATTGAAGAAGCACTAGGATCATCGATAGATTTAAAAAGAAAACATCCACATTACAAATTGGGATTTATTGCGGTGTTTGCATTCAGAGAAAATTCAATACAGGCAATAAAAGCAAGAGAAATAGTTATTGAAGTATTCGATAGAATGATTGATGATGGACACTATGATATTTTTTTACCTATCCAAACAATGGGTATCGATAATCATTTTGAATTATCGGAAAAATATTCATTGAATACTTTCATAGAGTCTATCAATTATAATACTCAACAAAAAAATGGATCTTTGATTGTGAAATCCAATCTAAATAATTTTTTTATCTAATTATTACTCTTATGATACACAACACAACACATCTTCCCAATATAGGAATACTCAACGCAAAATTTACTGATGCTGAATTGAAACCAATATTGAATGAGATTAATGATATTAAGAGTAAAAATTTTTCTGGAACAAAAATTAATTCAATTTTAGCTGGAAATATGGAGCATGAATTTGAATTAACTGAGTGTCATTCCTACGTAAGTTTTTTATTGGCTCCTGTGTTAAAAACATATAATGAACAATTTGGAGTCATTGATGAAATGTCAAGGATTTTATTTAATAAACCCACACCAACACGCCTTGCAAAATTGTGGGTGAACTTTCAGCAAAAACATGATTTTAATCCAATACATCGTCACGGTGGGGCGGTGAGTTTTGTCATATGGATTGATATTCCGTATGATATCAATGTCGAAAAACAACATCTAACATCAAAAAATTCTGCGTCACCTCTTCCAGGATATTTTCAATTTACATACGTGAACATTTTAGGTGAGATAACATCACATAATATTCCAGCAGACTCTAAATTTAAAAATCAAATGGTAATGTTTCCTGCAAGATTACCTCATTGTGTATATCCATTTAGAACTTCCGATGAATATAGGATTAGTGTATCCGGAAATTTTGTATTTGATATGCCATGATGATAAGATGCATTACGTGTGAATCTATTCTAGAAGCAAACGAAAATAATTTCAGCAATACCTTTTTGGGTAAAATCGTCAATAAAGAATTACGTGAGAGCATATGTAAAAAATGCTATAACTCTTATCATCAAAGAAAAAACTTAGAAAAAAAATCATTGGGATTGAGTAGAAAAGGCAAAGAAATATATCAAAGAAAATTTGATGGTGCTAATGTAATAAAAAATACATCAGGAATTATTTACATCGTTGGGCATAAAAACGGACCATATAAGGTCGGTATGACAACTGGAAGAATAGAAAGAAGAGTTACTGCATTACAAACCGCTTCACCCAAAGAAATTTATACTTACTATACTAGTCCTAAGATGAATTCCATATTTCAAATTGAAGATGATATTTTATGTGAGTTAAAACCATATAATATTAAAGGCGAATGGTTTAATCTTGACATAAAAGTATTGACAAGCATTGTAGAAACCAAAATTGCCAAAAACGCCTCTATAGACCGTTGATTTTAAAGGGTTTTTTACCATCATTTTAGGCAAATGTTGCTTAAATGCGACAAATGTGTTGTTTTAATGCTACACTACGTCAAATAATCGTTGACATTCATTCCTACTGTGCTATACTAGATACATAGATTGAGATTACAGAGGAATTTATATGTCACATATCGAACGTCCTGGTGCCTACGAAGCCGCTATCAAGCGCAACATCTTGAACAATGCTACCAAAACTTTCTACAGGACATATCCTGATGCTGGCGATATTGTCACATTCCTGAATGCTAATTACAAAAATTCGTTTTACTCAAACCTTCTTCATTCGTTGGACACCTACGGCAAGTTGACGGAAAAACAAGTCCTTGCTGTACGCAAGTCTATGGCAACAATGGCTGAACGTAAAGCACAATGGCAAGCCGAGGCGGTTGCTAAAAATGCAACCCGTACATTCGTTGGTACTGAAAAGAAAAAGATTACTGTTACCCTTACAGTTAAAAAAGCAATTGTGGTTGAGCGTCCTCGCTTCCACTACTATGATTCTGGCACCAGCCTTCTCCGTATTTGTGAAGATGCCGCTGGCAATGTTATCGTATTCAGCGGCAATGCAGATTTTCCTGCCGAAGGCGAGACTGCCACTATCACCGCTACTGTAAAAATGCACCGCTACTATAAGCAAGGTGACATTGAAGTGCCACAGACAGTTATCATCCGTCCCAAGACTGTTGCAACGGCACAACAACCTGTTGCAGAAACCGCTTGACATTTTAATCCACTTGAGTTAAGATACATACATGCTTAATAAACAAATTTCAAAATCCACTTTAGCAAAGTTACTTGCTACAGAGAATATTTCGGTAGAGTATCGCAAGGTGCAAACTGCATCATTCGATATCGTGAATCGCCGTCTTACTCTTCCCATTATGAATGACACCACACCAGAAATGACAGACCTTTTTGTCGGACATGAAGTGGGTCACGCATTAGATACACCACAATCATACGTTGAATCGGCTAAGGCTGGCGGTTCTGCATTCTCTACATTCTTGAATGTTGTTGAAGATGCAAGGGTCGAACGTAGAATGAAGGATCGATATCCAGGTTTACGCAAATCGATGGCTATTGCATATCGTCAATTTACTGAACGTGACTTCTTTGGTATCAAAGGTCAAGATGTAAACGCAATGATGTTGATTGATAGAATCAATTTGCATTTTAAACTTGGTGCAATTGCAGGTATTAAATTCAATACCGAAGAAATGGTATACGTTAATGAAGTTGAAAAAGCAGATTCGTTTGAGGAAGTGAAAGATATCACCGAACGTTTGTATGCTTTTTGCAAAGCAGAGTTAGAACAAAAACGTAAAGAAGCCGAAGAAGAATTCGAAAAGCGTAAAGCTGATGGCGAATTCGATGACAATGAAGATTTTGGTGATGATAGTTTCGGTAGCGGTGAAGGTATCGAAGACTATGAAGACAAAAATCCTAATGACTTTGATTCTAGTTTTGATGATGATTTTGGTGATGAAGAACCCGAAGACAATTTTGACAATGGCTATTCGAATACACCAACATTCGAAGATGCTATGCCTAATGAGTTGAAGGCGTATGGTGATGAAGTTAAATCTGTAACCGATGAGAAATTTCAACAAGCATTGAAAGGTCTTGCAGAAACAAAAGAAATTTACATCGGCAAGATTGCTAGCCAGAATCAAATCAACGTAAAAGAATATATTGTTCCTTTCAAGGAATTAAAATTCTTTGAAGATAATTTTTACAATGATCCTGAGTTGCAAGCGCATGAGCGTTATGATTCTACTTTGCTAACGAAATTCGAAGCCAAGAATAAGAATCCAATTGCGTATCTTGTAAAAGAATTTGAAATGAAAAAGAAAGCGGCTGAGTTGCGCCGTGTAACAGTATCTGATACTGGTACATTGGACACCAACAAGTTGCATACTTACAAATTCAATGACGATATCTTCCGTAAGATTGGTTCTGTTGCAGAAGGTAAGAATCACGGTATTGTGATGTTCATTGACTGGTCTGGTTCTATGATGGACAATCTGTCTGGCACAATTGAACAGTTGATTACAATGGCAACGTTCTGCCGCAAAGTGAATGTTCCTTTTGATGTTTATGCTTTCAGTACTGAATGTAATAAAGGAATTCGAAAAGAATACGTTCCTACAACAAATGGTCAATTGCAAATTGATAATTTTTCTCTGTTAAACATTTTGTCTAGCAGTATGAAGAATGCAACATATCGCAAATTTGCAAATGACTTGTTGCAAGTTGCTGAAGCATATCAGCCTTATGTAAATCACCGTAGAAATTACAAGTCCAATTTTATCTGTGATAATATGAAACTTGGTGGCACTCCGTTGAATGCGACAATTCAAGTTGCATCTAATGTTGTGAATGATTTCCGTAAACGTACTCGGTCGGAAATCGTGAATGTTATCTTTTTGACTGACGGAGAAGATTCTTCTACTCTTTGGACTGATGATGAATTAGGACATAGCCACCAGCGTATCGGACCTTCTGACCGCCGGTCAGTATCTTACATCGAAGATAAAGATTCAGCAAAAACTTATCGTGTAAGTGACAAAGGTGTAACACCTACTCTGTTGGAAATTCTAAAAGATCGTACTGGTTGTAATTTGATTGGATTCTACATCCTGCCAAAAAGCAAACGTTACTTCCAAAATGCAATGGCACGTTTCAACATGATGATGACAGAAGATAAGTACAAACAATTCCGTAATGAGAAATTTTTCTCTGTTAACGGATATGGCTACTCAGAATATTTTCTGATTCCTGGTGGTGATGATTTGTCTACCGAAGATGATTCGCTATCAGACATTCTTGGCGAAGCCAAAGATGTTTCCGCACGTAAGTTAAAAGGCGCATTCTTGAAAATGAACCAAAACCGTTTGACTAATCGTGTTCTTCTCTCTAAGGTAATCAAGGAAATTGCTTGATGTTGCGTAAAAACAACAGTTTGAATAACCCTTGACTTACCATAAATACTCTGTTATACTACTAGTATTGAAATTGATTTTTAACTGAAAGGCAAATTATATTATGATTACGCAAAGTGAAAAAGTTGCATTCGTTACCGAAGCCGCCAAACGTTTCGGTGCCATTGTAACCCGCCAGCAGTTGGTGACACTTTCTGAAGAGACTGGCACCAAGCGCCAGTTCTGGCTTGAAGCCGACCAGTACCGAGTTGGTCGTGGCAAGTATCAGTTGCCCCTCCAAGAATTTAACGTTAACATGGCTGGTCTCGCACTAGTGCAATCCACTCCAGTTCCTTCTATGCCAATCTCCGAACCTATCATGGCTCCTGTTGCAAAGGCAGTAGCAAAAATGTCTTCCGTTGCACGTATGCAAGAAGGCGCAATTATTCCTAAAGTGAATTCATTGTACGTTCCTTTTGGATTCTTTGACAACATGAAACGTATTGTTGCATCGAAGAAATTTTATCCAGTATTCGTTTCTGGTCTCTCTGGTAACGGCAAGACCTTCATGGTCGAACAGGCATGTGCCCAATTGAAGACTGAATGCCTCCGTGTGAATATCTCACCAGAGACTGATGAAGATGATTTGATTGGTGGCTTCCGTTTGATTGACGGTGAGACAAAATGGTTTGATGGTCCAGTTGTTCAAGCAATGAAGTCTGGTGCTGTTTTGATTCTTGATGAAATTGATCGTGGTTCCAATAAACTAATGTGCTTACAAGGTGTACTTGAAGGCAAAGGTTTGTTTGTTAAAAAGACTGGTGAGTTTGTTGAGCCAATGCAAGGCTTCAACGTTATCGCTACTGCAAACACCAAAGGTAAAGGTGATGAATCTGGTCGCTACATGGCCGCTACAATTCTTGATGATGCGTTCCTTGAGCGTTTTCCAATTACAGTTGAACAAGAATATCCCGACACTAAAGTTGAAACAAAGATTTTGACTAAGTTGTTTACCAGCCTTGGTATTGATGACAAAGCATTCGCAGAAAATCTTGTGAAGTGGGCTGATATCATCCGTAAGACTTTCGAAGAAGGTGCTATCGATGAATTGATTTCCACTCGCCGTTTGTCTCACATTGCCGAAGCCTACACTATCTTCAATGATAAGATGGAAGCAATCAAGTACTGTATTAACCGCTTTGATGCAGAAACCAAAACATCATTCCTTGATTTGTATACCAAGATTGATGCGGGTATCGACCCTACTGCGGAAGTGACTCCTGCGCCAGCAGATGATGACGTACCGTTCTAAATCTCCTTGGCAGTAATGCCTTTGAGGCTACGTAAAGTAGCCTCTTTTTTTATACATATATAACACATGCAAACTTTTAATAATATGGAGAAATTATGCAATTTGAAATTGATATTGGTAAGCTAAGAGAAAAGAAATTGTTCATTGCGACACCAATGTATGGTGGACAATGCCACGGTTCTTATACTAAAGCAATCGCAGACTTAATGACACTATGCACAAAGTATGGAATTGAAGCTAAGTTGTTTTTCATTTTTAATGAGTCTCTAGTGCAACGTGCTAGAAATTATTTGACAGATGAATTTGTACGTAGTGGATATGACTTGATGATGTTTATCGATAGCGATATTCACTTTGATGCACAAGATATTTTTGTTATGATGCACTATGCAATCGAACGTGATGACATGGATGTTATTTGTGGACCATATCCAAAGAAAGCAATTTCTTGGGAGAAAATTAAATCCGCAGTTGATAAAGGATATGCAGATAAAAATCCGAATGACTTAGAAGAGTTTGTTGGTGATTTTGTTTTCAATCCATCAGACAATCAAACTTCATTCCGAGTTGATGAGCCAGTTGAAGTAAAAGAATCTGGAACTGGATTTATGATGATTAAACGTAGCGCATTGGAAAAATTCGACAAAGCATTCCCAATGCAAAGTTACAAACCAGACCACGCACGTACAGTAAACTTTGATGGTAGCAGAGAAATCATGGCTTACTTTGATTGTGTTATTTGTCCAGATACAAAACGTTATCTTTCAGAAGACTATATGTTCTGTCAATGGATGCGTAAAGCTGGTGGAAAGATTTGGTTGCTTCCATGGTTGCGTTTGAAACATGCTGGTAGTTATATCTTTGGTGGTTCTCTAACTGCGCTTGCCGCAATCAATGCATCACCTACTGCGGGTAATAATGTTCCAAAGAAAGAGAATGCTTTGAAATGATTGACTATCGATATAATGAAGACAAGACTTTGGAGGAACTGAAGTCTTATATTGATGCAACATACGGGCAACATTATTCCCGTGACAAATTCCAAGCAACAGAATTCATCATCGATGGTGGACACGGTGAAGGATTCTGTATTGGAAATGTGCTGAAATATGCACAAAGGTATGGCAAGAAAGATGGACGTAATCGTAAAGACTTGCTAAAAATTTTACACTATGCTATAATCATGCTACACGTACATGACTTGAATGAAGGAAAACAAAATGAAATTAAGTGAATCAACAATCAATGTGTTAAAGAACTTCTCTAACATTAACTCCGGTATGCTAATCAAAAGCGGAAACGTTATTCGTACTATTTCAAAACAACAAAACGTTTTGGGTAAAGCTACAGTAACAGAAACATTTGATAGTGACTTTGTTATATATGACTTGAATCGCTTTTTGGGTTTGGTTGGTTCTCTTACCGATCCCGAAATCGCAATCAATGATGCCGCAAAGAATCTGACAATCAAGTCTGGCTCTTCAAAAACTACATACGGACTTTCTGATGAGTCCATGATTGTTGCACCGCCTGCGAAAGAGATTAAAGTAGAAAATGCGGAAGTGAATTTTCGACTGACAAAAGACGATTTGAATCAAGTATTGAAGTTGTCTGGCATCTTGGGTCTTCCAAACATTGCAGTTGTTGGTGATGGCTCTGAAATCTCTATCTCTGCACTTGATGTTAAGAATACTGACTCTGATAATTTCTCCATCAAAGTTGGTGAGACTTCATCCAATTTCAAAATGATTTTCAATACAGAAAACTTGAAGATGATTCCCGGCACATATAATGTTGCAATTTCATCAAAGGGTATTTCGCATTTCAAGCACAGCACAGACCCAATTGAATATTGGATTGCTACTGAAGCTGGTTCTAAGTACGAGGGTTAATATTATGAGTAATGTGATTGTTCCGTCTTCTCCAGAAGACCGTAAAAAAATTCTGGATGCACTTGTAGAAATCTCCTCATCACTAACTCGCATTGAAGCAGAGCGTGATTTGATTAAAGATATTCTCACTACAGTTGAAGATAAATTTGAGTTGCCTAAAAAGTATACTCGCAAACTTGCAAAGATTTATCACAAACAAAACTTCACCGAGGTCCAACAAGAGCAAGACGATGTTGAGACTTTATATGAGAGTGTGGCTAAGTAACACTCAGTTTGCATTCTAACATGCAATGTGTTAGAATATATTTTTTATGTTATGATAAGGTGAACACATGCTACAAGATTATTTGTGGGTAGAAAAATATCGTCCTCAAACTGTCGAAGATACAATTCTTCCGGCAGACATGAAAGCAACATTTCAAAAATTTGTTGACGATAAAAATGTACCAAATCTAATTCTTACAGGCGGTCCTGGCGTTGGTAAGACTACCATCGCTAGGGCTATGCTTGAAGAACTTGGATGTACTTATATTGTTATTAACGGATCGATGAACGGAAACATCGATACACTACGCAACGAAATTAAAAACTTTGCATCTACCGTTTCATTTTCTGGTGGAAGAAAATATGTTATACTTGACGAGGCTGATTATCTTAACCCGCAATCTACTCAACCCGCATTACGGAACTTCATGGAAGAGTTTTCTGCTAACTGTGGTTTTATCCTTACTTGCAACTTTCTTAATCGTATCATCGCCCCTCTTCACAGCCGATGCTCTGTTGTACAGTTTAAGATAACCAATTCTGATAAGCCAAAACTTGCTGGTCGTTTTATGAAACGTGTGACTGGCATTTTGCAAAAAGAAAATATTGAGTTTGAAGAGAAAGTTGTTGCTGAACTTATTATGAAACACTTCCCTGATTGGAGGCGTGTTCTTAATGAACTACAACGTTATGCGGCCACAGGTAAGATTGATACTGGAATTCTTGCAAATATTTCAAGTGACAATTTCAAGGCATTAACAGAAAAATTAAAAGCAAAAGACTTTACTGGTATGCGTAAGTGGGTTGCAGAGAATCTTGACAATGAACCATCCGTTCTATTCAAACGAATCTTTGACAATACTAATGAATATTTGGTGCCAGATTCTGTTCCACGTATGGTATTAATGCTTGCTGAATATCAATACAAGTCTGCATTTGTTGCCGATCAAGAAATTAATTTTGTTGCATTCTTGACTGAAGCAATGATGGACTGCGAATTCAAATGATTAATAAAAAATTTGATCGTTCATTATACAACAAATATGATAATGTTGGTAAGAATGTAGTAAAAAATTATTTCAAATCTAAATTAGACATAGATGCTATAGACAATTCAGATTTATATGGGGTGGATTTAATACTAACAAAAAATAATAATGTTGTTGGATATGCAGAAGTAGAAGTTAGAAATAATTGGGATAAAGATAATTTCCCCTTTGACACATTAAATGTTCCTAGTAGAAAAAAGAAGTTACTTGAAAATGAATTGCCCACATTTTTCTTTTCCGTAAATAAAATTTTAACTAGAATGTTTTGCTGTAAAGCCGAAGTTGTGTTACAATGTCCTCTTATTGAAAATAAAAACAAATATGTAAAAGACGGAGAATATTTCTACAAAGTTCCAGTAAACACCTTAAAGTTAATTATATTATGACACCATTTGACTATCTAAACGCTATCAACCAATCAAAAGAAAATATGATGGTTGGTACTGACAATGATGAACTTGCAGAAAAATCGTACAACCCATATATCGTTAATAAAGGACTATCTTACTTCCCAGACACAATCCTATATTCAAATGAAATGAATATGCGGCATTTCTTGGACAATAAACCACAGTTTTTGTATTTACTAAATACCATCAGGCCTAAAAAAAGGTTCAGTAAATGGTTTAAGAATGAGGTGGTAGAGGATATTAATGTGATTTCAGAATATTTTGGCTATAGTTACGCTAAAGCTAAACAAGTACAGAATCTCATAACCTCAGACCAACTTAAAATCATGCGACAAAAACTAGAAAAAGGTGGATTGAAGTCTAAGGAGAAAAAGAATGGCGGTGAACATTGAAGATTTACTTGAAGTAAGATTAAAACAAGAAGACGATTTTTTGAAAGTAAAAGAGACACTAACCCGTATTGGCGTTGCATCACGTAAAGATAAAACTCTATACCAATCATGTCATATTCTACACAAAAAAGGTAAATATTATATTGTACATTTTAAGGAGTTGTTTGCATTAGATGGCAAACCAACTGATTTTGAAGAGAATGATTTAGCAAGACGCAACACAATAGCAAAATTGTTAGCCGAATGGGGTCTTATTGAGGTTATAAATAAACCTACAAATGTAGAACAACCAATTGCGCCGTTATCACAAATCAAAATTATCTCTTATAAAGAAAAAGATGATTGGTTATTAACAGCAAAATACAATATCGGAAACAAAAAGAGAGATTAAAATGGATGAACTAGTACAATCACTAAAAGTGTCTTTGGCGAATCACTATGCATTTTATTTGAAGGCACACTACTACCATTGGAACGTAACTGGTCCCAACTTTCCTCAGTATCACGAATTCTTAGAAAACATCTATACTGAAGTGTATGGTGTTGTGGATAAAATTGCAGAAGAGATTCGAACATTGAATGCATATGCGCCAGGAAGTTTTAATCGTTTCATTCAGTTATCACAAATCCAAGGTGACGAATCTGTGCCACCAGCGGAAGTGATGATGCAGAGATTGTTGGATGATATTCAAGTTATGAACTCTAGTATTATGAGAGTATACGAACTTGCAGAGCAAGAGCGTTGCCACAACATAAGTAACTTCATGGCAGAACGTCAAGATGCATTTAACAAACATGCATGGATGATTAGGTCAACTTTAAAGGCTTGACAAACGTTATATTATATGAGATAATGTTATCTCAAACTAAATTAGGAGATTCTATGAAATCCATGAAAGTATTGACAGCAGTAGCATTAACTACTCTCTCCCTAGTTGCCGTTGCGGCAGACAAACCAGCAGAAACAAAACCTGCGCCTGCAACAACAGCATCAGCACCTGCCGCTAAAGCAGACTCCAAAAAAGAGAAACCACATCCCAAAGTGATTACTCCAAAAGAGAAAGCCGCAAAAAAAGCAGAGGCTACAACAACCGCTAAGAAATAATTCTTAGTAATTTTTTATCATTATTTGATGAGGTATTTAAAATGGCATTTGTAAATTCTAGCAAAACACAGACAGAACTCTTGGTATCATACTTGCGTGGTACTGGTCGTGGAATCTCTGCACCACAAGCACGGTCTTTGTTTGGCATCAAAAACCTTCGTGCCCGTATCAGCGACTTGCGCCAAGCAGGTTTCAAAATCCGTAAGGACATGAACACAGAAGGCAACACAACATATTTTGTTTCACGCAGAATGGTTGGACAGGCTTAATCTGTTATAAATAAACGTATCTCAGGGATGGGAACGTAAATGGCTCTTCTACCTTAGGAGCGTCTAACGCTGGCACAACGTTATGGTGTCCCTGTATGCAGTAAGCAGGATTAATGATACGCCTTCGGGGTATCGGATTTTATTTTTAACTCGCTTAATAGGAGAAACTATGTTACAAAACATCAATAGTGCTATCGATGCATTTCAAAGCACAAAAACGCAATTCGTCAAAACATTCGTCAAGAATGAAGAACTTGCAAAACCCCTCAATACTTTCATTGAAGCGCAAACATCTTACGCAAAGGCTGTCGCTGTAGAAGTCAACAAGTTTTATACAACTCTTGGACTCTCTGCATACACATTCGATGCTAAGAAAGCATTTTCAAAATCTAAGTAAGAGGAGATACAATATGGGACATACACCAATTCCCGCTATCTTTGGCGGTCCAGGTTTCAAAGACTTTGATAAATTCTTTGTTGGCTTCGATGAACAATTCAATCGACTAGCAAAAATACATGATGATGTGACTAAGAACATTCCTAACTACCCACCTTACAACATTCGCAAGACTGGTGACAATACATACGTCATTGAACTTGCTGTTGCGGGTTTCGGTAAACAAGAAATCGATATCACTTTAGAAGACAACAAATTAATTGTTGCTGGCAATACAAAAGATGATGGAGACAATTTCTTGTTCAAGGGTATTGCTAATCGTGCATTCACTCGCACGTTTGCACTTGATGACCAAATCGAAATTCAAGATGCCGCTTTGATTAATGGTATGTTGAAGATTGCTTTGGAACGAATCATCCCAGAACATAAGAAGCCAAAGAAGATTGAAGTTAAGGATGCTGAATCTAAAACTAAAAAATCATCTCAACAATATTTAACTGAGGATGAATTATGAAATCAGTAAAAAACTTCTTTATGGCATTACTTGAAGCAATTCAAGATGCGAAAGAGCATAAAGCAAAACGTTTTAAATAAACACCGAGGGTGCCGCAATGGCACCCTTTTTTATTATAGGATATAAAATGGCAAACTTAAGAATTTTAAAATTGACAACAGGTGAAGAGATTGTCGGTGATCTTGTAGAAGAAACTTCAGAAAAATATCGCATTGAGAATCCATGCATTCTTGGTATTGCAATGGGTCCAAATGGCAAAGCAAGTTTACAAATGCAACCGATGCTTTTATTTTCCGAACAAAAAGTTGTTGAACTTAAACCAGAACATGTTTTATATAATGTTTCAGTTGCAATTGAAATCAAAAACAAGTATAATGAAGTTTACGGTTCGGGCATTGTCGTTCCACCACAACAATCTATTATTATTTAATTGAATGAACTCTTTATTTTTTCCTACAACTATCATTGACGGATTCTTAGACAATCCAGAAACTGTTCGGGAATATGGATTAGGATTAGAATATAAAATTGATCCCAATTTTATGCGACCAGGAAAAAGAAGTGATTATATTCACAAATCAAATCCAGAATTTCACGATAGATATATTCATAGGATGCTATCTATATTTTATGACGATACGACTGATATAAAAACTGCGGCATATAGTAACTACGACTTAATTGATAGTAGATATGGAACTGATGGTAGTTGGTTGCATACTGATATGTCAAAATCAAAAACTAATGGTAGTGTTATTATGGCGACCGCAATTTTATTTTTGAATAAAAATCCTGGAGCGGGTCTTGGAATTTTTGATGTTAATGATTTAGATTATTTTAATAAAGGAAATGATTTCCATTTCAATAAGCGTAGAGAAGCGATAAAAAATTTAGATATTCCAGAATATAGAAAAGCACATGATGAATATTTTGATGAGAATATTTTTGTTAAAGGGAAATTTAACAGATTAGTTCTCTTTGATGCTAGAGTTTGGCATGGTGCATTAGGATATTATGGAACAAATGATGATGACACACGAATGACAATAGTAACGCAATTACATTCAGTATTGGCAACAAATTCTTCCGGTCAGTCAGTTAGTCTTCCAATGCCTAGATCAAAACGTTCTTCTGAAATTTGACACAACATCAGAAAAAAGATACAATTACATAATGAAATTTTATACGCACTTTTCTAAACTTGGCAATAATATTCTTGTTCGTGGTTACAACAACGGCAAGAAATTTATTGATAAAGTTGAATACAATCCAACTTTATATTTACCATCCAAAGATGGTGACTATAGAACGTTGGATGGACAATCAGTTGCGCCTGTGTCCCAAGGCACAATGCGTGATGCTACTGAGTTTATGAAACGATATGAAGACGTTGACAACTTCAAAGTATATGGCTCAACAAACTTCCCATACGTTTATATCAATGAAGCATATCCAGGCAAAGTAGATTATGATCCAGAACAAATTAAGATTGCAAATATTGACATTGAGGTTGGCTCTGAGAATGGCTTTCCTGAACCTGCATCTGCGACTGAGCCAATTACTGCCATCACGTTTAAGATAGCTGGACACTTCTATGTGTTTGGTTGTGGTGACTTTGAAACCAATCGTGATGACGTAACATATCTCAAGTGCCGTGATGAAAATAATCTTACCATGCGTTTCTTGGACATGTGGGAAGAAACATCACCAGACATTGTGACTGGTTGGAACATTCAATTTTTTGATATTCCATATCTGAACAATCGTATCACAAAACTCATGGGCGAGAATACTGCAAAGCGTTTGTCACCATTTCGTAGAATCGGTGAACGTACAACTACGATTCACAATAAGCAACAAGTAGCATTCGACTTGGTAGGTATTGCTATTCTTGATTACATTGAATTGTACAAGAAGTTTACTTACTCACAACAAGAAAGTTTTAGTCTTAATCACATTGCATACTTAGAACTTGGTGAGAAGAAGTTAGACTACTCTGAAGTCGAAAGTCTGCATCAGTTATACCGAACAAACTTTCAAAAGTTTATTGAATATAACATCCATGACGTTGAACTTGTAGATCGCATTGATGCTAAGATGCAATTGATTGACATGGCACTTGCGCTTGCATATGACGCCAAAGTTAATTACACCGATGTGTTCACGCAAGTACGCATGTGGGATACTTTGATTCATAATGAATTGATTGAACAGAATATTGTTGTGCCACAGAATGTTCGTACACCAAAAGACGAACAGTATGCTGGCGCTTATGTGAAAGACCCAATCGTTGGTATGCACGAATGGGTTGTATCATTTGACTTGAACTCATTGTATCCACACTTGATTATGCAATACAATGTTTCACCTGAAACAATTGTTGAAGGTCGCCACACTAGTATCTCTATTGATAATTTGCTGAACGGTGAATATCAAGCGCAAGGAGAATATTGCATGGCAGCCAATGGACATTATTTCAAGCGTGACAAGCAAGGCTTCTTGCCTGCTATGATGCAACGCATGTATGATGATCGTTCATTGTACAAAAAGAAAATGATTGAGGCACAAAAGGCTTACGAAAAAGAAACCGATAAAGAACGTAAACGTGAAATAACAAATCAGATTTCAAAGTACAAGAACTTGCAGTTGGCAAAAAAAGTACAGTTGAACTCCGCCTATGGCGCACTTGGTAATCAATATTTTAGGTTCTTTGACATTAGACAAGCAGAGGCAATTACTCTGTCTGGTCAGTTATCCATTCGCTGGATTGAAATGAAGTTGAATGGTTACCTAAACAAATTATTGAAAACTAAAGAGGTCGATTATGTTATTGCATCGGATACAGATTCTGTATACGTCAATCTTGGTCCGTTGGTACATATGGTCTACGGACAAAAGAGTGAAACGAAAGTTGAAACGATTGTTGATTTCGTCAACAAAGCATGTATCGAAAAATTCGAACCATTCATCGATAAAGCATATCAAGAACTAGCAGACTACATGAATGCATTTGAACAGAAGATGCAGATGAAACGTGAAGTGATTGCCAACAAAGGTATCTGGACTGCAAAGAAGCGTTACATTCTAAACGTGTATGATTCTGAAGGTGTTCGATTTGCAGAACCAAAGTTGAAGATGATGGGTATCGAAGCCGTTAAGTCTTCCACACCAATGTCGTGCAGAGAGAAGATTAAAGAGTCATTGAAGATTGTGATGAATGGCAACGAACAAGACTTTCAATCATTCGTAGAAGCATTCAAACAAGAATTCAAAACTCTTCCATTTGAAGACATTGCATTCCCACGTGGAGTTAGTGACCTATCTAAATATATGGGCAGTACGGAACTATATTCAAAAGGCACACCTATGCATGTGCGTGGTGCGATAATGTTTAATGCGTTTTTAAAGAAGTACAAACTGACTAAGAAGTATCAGCTTATTCAGGATGGCGATAAGACAAAATTTTGTTATATGAAAGTTCCGAATCCCGTTCAAGAAAATGTGTTTTCTATTCTGACTGTACTACCAAAAGAGTTTGGTGTAGAAAAATATATCGACTATGACACACAGTTTGATAAAGCATATCTTGATCCACTAAAAACAATTGTAAACACAATTGGTTGGAGAACCGAACGTGTTTCTTCATTGGAGAACTTTTTCACATGAGTACAAAAATACCATCAGAATATCTAGCGTTTAGAAAAGAAGATGATTTTGGATTTAGTGCAGTTGACGAATCAACGTTAACTAGACTAACAGACCCAACTACATTAGAAGATACAATTGCTGTTAAACAAACAGTAACACAATCTTCCGAATCTCTACAGCGTGTAGAAGAAAAACTAGATGCAATGCTATCGTTATATAATCAAGGTAAACTTGGTCTTGACGCAGAGCGCCAAAACATGATTGCAGAAGTTAAAATTAATTTAAAAGAATTAGAACAACTCATTATGCCTTTGCTTGTTAACTTGATGAAGAATCCAGAGAAAGAATATATCTACTGGCCTAATCGCACATCAAAAATTCAAGAGCAGATAGATAAAGTATTGTCGTTGACTAGAGGATAATTATGCTATTTGCTTTAATTACATTATTGAGTGCAATATCTTTATCTGCTATTGCCGCATATTATTCTGTGATTGGTCTAATGGCTATCTTTGCGGCTAGTCCAATTCCAATTGCAATCATGGGTGGTGCGCTTGAGTTTTCTAAACTCATTGCCGCATCTTGGGCGTATAAGAATTGGAAAATTGCACCACGATTCTTAAAGTACTATTTCACAATAGCAGTTATAATTCTAATGTTTATTACATCATTAGGAATTTTCGGTTATCTTTCCAAAGCACACAACGACCAAAATTTAGTTAGTGGAGATGTGCAAGCACAGATTGCGCTTATCGATGAGAAGATTAAAGTTGAAAAGGATAATATAGATGTTAATCGCAAAACTCTCAAACAAATGGATGAATCGGTGGACCAAGTTATGGTTCGCTCAAAAGATGAAAAGGGTGCCGAATCGGCAGCAAAACTTCGCAAAGCCCAACAGACAGAACGTGGTCGCTTACTTAAAGAAATCGAAACATATAACAAGCGGGTTTCGACTCTTAATGAAGAAAGGGCTCCTATCGCCGCCCAAATTCGTAAAGTGGAGGCGGAGGTTGGTCCGATAAAATACATTGCGGCTTTACTCTATGATGATGTTGATTCTAACATACTAGATAAGTCTGTACGATTCGTTATTATTCTTTTGGTTCTTGTGTTTGATCCGATGGCAGTTTTACTTGTCATTGCAGGCAATTTTTCTTTGAGAGAAATTGAAAGAGAAAAACGAGAAAAGTCGGGTGGATATGAAATTAATATTCCATCCGTAACTACTGTTGGTCCCGTACCAATGGATAAAAATGAAGTCCTTAGTGCAAGAGAAATGTATCATAGAGATCAAGATTCTATGTGAGAAAATTTATGAGTGATATACAAATTATTGAAAATTTTATTCCAAAAGAACTGCAAGACGAAATTGAAACCTTAGTGAACAGCGATATTTTTGAATGGAGACTTTACTCAGGAACATTACGTAAAGGTCTATATGATTATGAGAATAAAATTGGTATATACGATACATGGCAACTTAGTCACATATTTTTTTATGGTGGTCATCCAGTATCGAAATATACTAATATCATAGCTTCTATGTTATATCATATAAAAAAACACACGGGAAATGATTACAGAAAACGTTTGATGAAAGTGAAAACAAATTTATTGTTTCCCACCAATTTAAATATGGATGACAATTCTTGTCACATTCCACATGTTGATGTTCATACTGATGGATGCAAAACAATATTATATTATATTAATGATAGTGATGGGGATACTTTTTTATTTGACGAATTTATTGATCCAGTCTTTAATAAAAACTTTGGTGGTACACACTATACGTATGAAGACGGTAAAGCAATTCCTTCAAATACAATGATATTGAATCGTAGAATAACACCTAAAAAAGGTACTGCAATATTATTTGATTCGAATCGATATCATGCAAGTTCTTCTCCCAAAATTGCCGATAGAAGATTTGTTATTAATTTTGTTATATCGGAGAAAGATTTAATATGAAATTTCTTGGCGAAGAATACGAAAATAAAGATTTTACCGGTAAACAGTATTGCATTGAGGACGGAATTGAGTTATAATATTTTATTAAACACGTATCATGAAGGAAAAACACAATGAGTAATTTTTTTACAGACTTGGTGGATCAGTTAAAAGACGAAGACACTAAAATTTTATCTGAAGGTGGTGCATCTGCTGAGTATAGTGGATGCATTGATACTGGTTCATATGCATTGAATGCTGTTCTATCGGGTAGCATTTATGGCGGTGTTCCTAATAACAAAGTGACTGCATTCGCTGGTGAATCGTCAACAGGTAAAACATTTTTTGTACTTGGCATTGTTAAACAATTCCTTGATGCAAATCCTGAAGGTGGTGTTATCTATTTTGATACTGAAGCCGCAGTTACAAAACAGATGATGGAATCCCGTGGCGTTGACACTAAGCGTGTCGTAATCTCCGAACCAGATACAATTCAAAAGTTTCGTCATACTGCATTGCAAATCATTGAGAAGTATCAAGCACAACCAGAAGCAAAACGTAAACCAATGATTATGGTTCTTGATTCTCTTGGTCAGTTATCTTCAACTAAAGAAATGGAAGATACTGCTGAAGGCAAAGAGACTAAAGACATGACCAAGTCTGCAATTCTCAAAGCAACATTTCGTGTATTGAATTTAAAACTTGCTAAGATTGGTGTACCTTTGCTTGTAACGAATCACGTTTATGACGTTGTTGGTGCATACATCCCAACTAAAGAAATGTCTGGTGGCTCTGGTTTGAAGTACACAGCATCCACAATCGTTTACTTGTCTAAGCGTAAAGACAAAGATGGTACTGAAGTTGTCGGTAACATCGTTCGTTGCAAGTTACAGAAGTCACGTTTGACTAAAGAGAACTCTCAAATTGAAGTGAAGATTACATACAGTAAAGGCTTGGACCGTTACTATGGATTGCTTGACATTGCAGAGAAGCATGGTATCATTAAGAAAGTTTCTACACGATATGAACTTGCCAATGGCACTAAAGTATTTGGTAAGAACATCAACGAAGAGCCAGAGAAATATTTCACACCTGATATCTTAGCATTGATTGACGAAGCATGTAAAAAAGAATTCTTGTATGGACAAGAAAACGATAGCGGTATTGTTGATGAGGTAGAAGAATTGGAGTTAGCCAATGAAGATTAATGAAGACTATGAAATCACAACCCGTGATATCAAATACAAAGACAAAGATACTGTAGCATCCATCAAAATTAATTCTGGCATGTATAAAGATGTGGAATTTAATTTTGGTGAGATTAATTTCTCCGAAGAAGAAAATCCTGATGGAACGTATTCAATCGGCTTCAACTATGATATAATAGATGAAGAACACAAGGCGTTACATGGTAATAAAAACTTTGAAACGCACCTCGGTGAAATTTTAAATGATCTTCTAAAACACTCATTAGAAGAAGCAGAAAAAAGGTATAAGAATGAACTTGGAACAAAAAATACTGAAACACCTGATATTGGATGAAGAGTATACACGTAAGACACTACCATTCATTAGGGGCGAGTATTTTCAAGAGTCTTCAGAAAAACTATTGTTTACTGAGATTCAGAGTTATGTGAATAAGTACAACTCAATGCCAACGCAAGAGGCGTTGGTTATTGAGATTGACAAGAAAATTAATCTAACAGATGACCAGCACAAGAAAACTATTGCGTTAGTCAAACAGATTACAATCGATCCTGAAGTATCAGACACTAAATGGTTGATTGATGCGACAGAAGATTTCTGTCAAGAGAAAGCAATCTACAATGGCATCATGCAGAGTATTCAAATTCTGGATGATAAAAACAAAACTGAAAAACTTGATAAAGGTTCAATCCCTAAAATCTTAGCAGATGCACTTTCGGTTTCTTTTGATAATCACATTGGTCACGATTTTATTGATGACGCAGAAACACGATATGACTTCTATCATAAAGTTGAAAAGCGAATCCCATTCGACCTAGACTATCTGAATAGAATCACTAAAGGTGGGCTTGCAGAAAAATCTTTGAACATTGTTCTTGCTGGTACTGGTGTTGGTAAGTCATTGTTCATGTGTCATTGTGCGGCAGCCAATCTAACGATGGGTAAGAATGTTTTGTACATCACAATGGAAATGGCTGAAGAACGTATTGCAGAACGTATCGATGCAAACTTGATGAACGTTGAATTGGATCGATTGGTTGGTATGCCTAAAGAAACTTATCTACGCAAAGTTGAATCTTTACGTGAGAAGACTAAGGGTAAATTAATCATCAAAGAATATCCAACCGCTAGTGCAAACGTAAATCACTTCTCGCATTTGTTGAATGAGTTGAAATTGAAACGTCAATTTATTCCTGATATCATTTACATTGACTATCTAAACATTTGTTCTTCCGCACGTATGAAGATGGGTTCTTCTATTAATTCTTACACATACATTAAAGCAATTGCAGAAGAGTTGCGTGGGCTTGCAGTTGAACATAAAGTGCCTGTCGTATCAGCTACTCAAACAACAAGAAGTGGTTACACAAACTCAGACGTTGGACTTGAAGATACTTCAGAATCGTTTGGTTTGCCTGCAACAGCAGACTTGATGTTTGCTTTGATTTCAACCGAAGAACTTGCAGAGTTGAATCAGATTATGGTCAAGCAGTTAAAGAATCGATACAGCGACCCAACAACAAACAAGCGTTTTGTGATTGGTGTTGACAGAGCGAAAATGAAACTGTATGATGCAGAAGAGTCAGCGCAGACTAACATTTCCGATAGTGGGCAGATTGAAGAGGATAAACCTGCATTTGATAAGTCTAGTTTCGGCAAAAGAATGCAGAAAAACCGAGATTTTGGCAATCTAAAGGTTTAATTTCACATTGTGAAATATTCCTTTCCCTAAATATCCCTTGACGGGATGCCATAAAAGTGATAAAATATAATTTTATGAAAGACTAAAATGGATCTTAAAAATTTAAACGTTCCTTTAAACTACTTGAAAGAAAAACGTGATATGATTAAACTTGCAGAATGGTATAATTGGGTTGTGAAATCTTTTGGTGAAATTTGCGGCTGGATCGGATTGATTCTAATTCATGGTTCTACAGTACCAGCAACATACTTGGCAATTAAAGGCGAACCCACTATACTTCCACCATTAAGCATGGTCGTTCTAATTTGGAGCGGATTATTGCTATTCTTTGTTCGTTCTGCGATTATGAAAGATAAACTATACATGCTTTCAAATGGTATCGGATTTTTCTTGCAAAGCATTATGTTAGCATTCTTGGTGTTAAAATGAGAGTAAATTCAATCACAGAATATAATAATAAAATATACGAACAAATGCAAGTTCGACATATAGAACGTAGACAAGAAGATTTGCGATTAGAAGAACGTAGGATTAAACAAATGCGTGAAGTATCAGAGCAAGCACGTATTGAAATGAATCGTAGAATGAATCGTCCTGGACAGAATGTAGATAGAATGGCATAGTGTGTGAAAACAATATCATTGTTTGTTAATCATCCCGAATGTTCAACAGATTGTTGTGATGGGATGATTAAAGCACTATCGCCAAATTACAAAATTAATCTATTCAATACAGATAGTGATTTACTGACAGTTTTAAATAATACAGATATAATTGCATTTCCTGGAGGTATCGGAGATGCAGATTCTTATGATAAATTCTTTAGACGTAAACGTGCTAATATGATAGCAGATTTTGTTGAGTCTAAAGGATATTATCTCGGAATATGTATGGGTGCATATTGGGCTGGTAGTCACTATTTCGATATACTAGATGATATTGAACCTGTTCAGTATATTAAACAAAATACGGCAGACATTCGTAGGTCTTATTCTACAGTTGCCAATGTTACTTGGAATGGCAATCCTGAGACAATGTTCTTCTACGATGGATGTGCATTGACAGGCAATCTAGAACGTGCTAAAATAGTCTCTACTTATGCGAATGGTGACGCTATGGCAATCATTCAGAACCGTATAGGTGTGATTGGTTGTCATCCTGAGAGTCAAAAGTATTGGTATGAGAAACCTAGACAGTACATATCAAAACACTGGCACGAAGAACGAACGCATAAATTATTGTTGGATTTTGTTGATGAATTGACTGAAAATGCTAATATACACATATCAAAAATCGAAGAAGAAAAAAGTTCCCGCAAAGAAAATGGCGGAATATCAGAAGTGGCAAGATTCCTTACCGACAACTTCATTCTCTAAAGGCTTCAAAAAACCTGCCAAAACAGTAGAAGCATATCAGCCTCCGAAAGCATATGTACGTGAAACTGTACGTCATCCCAGTTTAGCGACAGTTGGCGACAGTTGCACTAAACCAATTCATGGCAAAGTTTACACTGGCGACAAGATGATCGGTATTGGTACGCTACACAAAAGCAATGCAGTTCCTATTTTCTCTAGCGATGATGCAAAGGACCAAGCGTCAATGCGAAGATAATTATAAATAGGTCTATTGCAACGACAGACCTATCATGCTTAAATTTAAAGAATACCTTATAGAGAAAAAAAACACTCACATGGAACATGCGGAAGACGATGTTCTAAATGGTGGTGTTGAAGGAACAAGAGACAGCATAAACGCACTCAGAGCGGTGCGTGACATGCTTGCTGGACATTCCAAAAGCAAAGTTGACATTTCAGTCAAGTGGGATGGTGCGCCAGCAGTCTTTGCAGGACAAGACCCAACAGACGGCAAATTCTTTGTTGCGAAGAAGGGTGTCTTCAATAAAAATCCCAAAGTATACAAAACTCCAGCAGATATCGATGCAGACACTTCTGGTGACTTAGCAGACAAACTCAAAGCGTGTTTGATGTGGTTGCCTAAGATTGGTATCAAAGGCGTCATTCAGGGCGACTTGCTATTCACACAATCCGATTTGAAGACAGAGACAATCGATGGTGAATCATATGTCACGTTTCATCCAAACACTTTAGTCTATGCAGTACCAACAGGAACAGAACTTGCTAAACAAATACAAAAAGCAAAGATTGGTATTGTCTGGCACACAATCTACGAAGGTGATTCTTTCGAAACAATGTCAGCAGTCTTTGGCAAAGACATTCTAAGCACACTTACTCAAAGTCCAAACGTTTGGATGACAAGTGCAGTCTATCACGATGTTTCAGGTAAAGCGACATTGACTCAAGTAGAAAATGACGAAGTGACATCGATTCTATCTGAAGCCGGAAAGATATTCCAAAAACTAGATGCCGCTACTCTAAACTATATCAATACAGACGAAGACTTGATTGAACGCATCAAGACATTCAACAATTCAAAAGTGCGTCAACAGTTGAAAATCACTAACGTCAAAGCGCACGTTAAAGAATTAATTACATACATTGAAGACTATTACGAGAAACAAGCCGAAGGCAAAGGTGAACGTGGTCGTGCTACTCAGATGCTAAAGAAGAGCAAAGTTCTCAAATTCTTCTCACCAAAAAACAAAACACATTTAGAAGATATTTTCACAATGATGAATCTATTAGCAGAAGCGAAGTTGATTCTAATTAAGAAGATGGATGAAGTTAAGACGTTGAATACTTTCTTGTTGACAAAGAAAGGTTACGAAGTAACTGGTGTTGAGGGTTATGTTGCTATTGATAAGATTAAAGGCAATGCAGTCAAGTTGGTTGACAGAATGCAATTCAGTTACGCAAACTTCTCACCTGATGTTATTAAAGGTTGGCAGAGGTAATAAGGTTTAATTTGAAACCGGACACCTTTATGTATACATCGGGTAAATATAAATACTGGTAGATATGCACTAAACAAAGGAAAATAATAAAATGGCACAAGAAGGATTTTTATATGAAGAGAATGCATATAAAGCGTTGAACAAATACAAAATTTCAACGGGTGGAACTGCCGGTGCATCACACGACAAACCAGATTTGACTATTCAAAATAAATCGAAGAAAACTACTGGTTGTGAACTTAAAAATTCACCGACTGCCGCTGGTTCTTTAGTTATGAAATACTACGATGGTAAGTGGCAATTCGGTGATATTGGAACTGATCCTGAAAAAGAATTCTTAGTTGAATTAGCAAAGAAATTCAACTTGCTAAGAGAGATGAACACTAGTGGAACTCATGGTAAAGACTGGCGTGGTAAGGTGCCTTCTTTGCAAAATGATGAAAGAGGTAAAAAAGTCATAGTTGGTGCTAAAGATAAGGCGGCCGCCTACAAATCAGATTTAGAAAAGTTTGGGGCGCAAAATGAAGTGCATGTGCCTATTCCAGCAAAAGCAATATGTGACTATTACATTGCAAAAAAATGTTCGTATATCAATGTGGGAACTCACGGATTCTTTACATTAGCAGGCAAAGACTTATTGGGTCTACAGCCAAAACTCAAAGCAAACAAGAATTCTCCGATTCCTGATTTTGCTACTAATGCATCTGCTGTTATTCGTGTTCGCTGTCAATATAAGGGTGGTGGAGACTATCAGTTTGTTATGACGTTACAATTCGGTAAAGTATCAAAATCCCCATATAACATTGCACCCCTTAAAAAAGGCGCTAGTGCGGCAATCGATGAAGTAGCATTAAAGGCAGACCCCATAATTCTAGCATTCATGTAAATTATAAATAAAGTATAACTCAGTTAGGCTACGGCAAACCTGTACAGATAAGTCTACGGAAAACTCTAAGAATATGAAATCGTTTAAAGAATCAGTATTGCTTGATGAAGCAAAAGCAAAAGGCAAAGTAATTGTCGTGTACGGTGGTGGCTTTCAGCCATTTCATGCCGGACATTTGAGTAGTTACACTCAAGCCAAATCCAAATTTCACACACCAGACTTTTATGTTGCATCTAGCAACGACACAAAGGTCCGCCCAATCCCATTCAAAGATAAAGAATTCCTAGCACAACAAGCAGGAGTTACAGACGATTTCGTTCAGGTCGTTCAGCCGATTAATCCGGAAGAGATTATGAAGAAGTATGACGAAAAGAAAGACATTCTCATTCTTGTTCGTTCAGAACGTGACCCAATGAAGTACACAAAAAAAGATGGTTCACCAGCATATTATCAGCCATTTGTTAGCATTGACAAATGTGAATCATTTGAGACACACGCATATATTTTTGTAACTAAGAAACATGACTTTACAGTTAATGGTAAAGAAGCATTCTCTGGCAGTCAAGTTAGAAAAATGTATTCAGACGCAGACTCAGAAGAAAGAGATAAAATCATAAGCGATTTATATCCAAAAGCAAAAAATAAAGCTAAAGTGAAAAAACTTTTAGACAAATACATAGGTGGTGGCATGAACGAAGAATTAGAACAACAGGACGAAGCAGTACTTGGTTACGCACAACGTAGACATAGAGCGCAACAATTTAAAAGAATGGCTAAGAGATTGCTTAGATCAAGACAGTTGCAAGCAAAACGTGCGCCAGATAATAAACGTGTCCAGAGAGGGGCTAAAAAATTAGCATATAAATTCTTCAGACAGCGTTATGCTTCTGGTGGAAAAAGTTATGCGGATTTGAGTACTGGAGAAAAAATCTCTATCGATACACGATTACAAAAAATGTTACCTAGCATTAGAAAACTAGCGGCACGTTTAATTCCTCTTGCAAGAAAAAATGCATTGGATAGAAGAACGCAAGCAATGATGGCATCTAAGGTTAAAAAAGAAGACGTTAATCAAATGTTTGGAACATTTGTTGAAGCAGTTAAAACTCCAGAGGCTAGGAAAGAATCTTCTAGACTAGACCAATTAGTTCGTTTAGGTTTAGCTGATACAAAATCTCTATCTACCATAAAGCGTTCTGTTGATAAATTAAAAAGCGGAGATGTATTGTCTCCACAAGAACGTAGCGCAACGAATGATTTGCTAACAACATTACTTGATATGGTAACATCAAGTGACGCATTATTCAGAATGACAAAGACACAGTTGCAAAAAGAATCAAATCTAATGTGCAATTATACTCCAGAAGGTGTCATGTGTGAACAGCACGGAATGAATGATTGCATGTATGAAAGTGATGATGGCGATTACGAAGATGATGATTCCGCAGAGATGGACGGAATTTCAATGGCACAAATTCAATTATCTAACATTTGTGACGATGCTGAAGATTTAATCCAGCAGTTGGATGATATGGATGAAGAACCTGATGAATGGGTTCTATCTAAGATTACTAAGGCAGAAGATTACATTGCTACAGTTCGTGACTATCTAGAATTCGATGATAACTTTGAAGACGATGGTGAAGATGATGATGGAGAATATGGTAATGAAGTCGATGCGTATATAAATGATATGGAGCCGGCCGACTTTGGTGATGCATACGAAGAATTTAAACCAATCATTGAAGAGATTAAGAGTCTATACAATAAGTCTGAGAAGTCTGGCATTTCATATGACGTTCTAAAAGAAGTTTATCGCCGTGGTTTAGCATCAACTAAAAAAGGTACGATGACACAAGAACAATGGGCTTTTGCTAGAGTGAATTCATTCATTACACGTAGAGGTAGTTCTTGGTTAAATGAAGATAAAGATTTAGCAGAAAAAGTTACATTGAATAAAATGTTTGAAGCATTAGAATGGGGTACAGATGCAATGCGTAAATCATACGCAGCCGATACTCCAGGACAATCAACGGATATTCAAAATGCAGACCATTGCTGTGATGATTGCAAAGAAGTTGATGAAGGTTTGAAAGACCCAAAAGATAATCCTTGCTGGAAAGGATACAAACCAGTTGGCACAAAAGTTAAAAATGGTAAAACTGTTCCTAATTGTGTTCCCGTTGAAGAAGATATTGCAGAAGAAGTTGATTGGGTAAATATTTTATTTGAAGCAGATTATCAAGGTAAAACTGTCAAATTAAATGATCCATTCAGAACACCTGATGGTCCTAAAAAGTTTGGTGTCTACACTATGGGTCCAAATGGTAAAGTTGTTGTCGTTCGTTTTGGTGATCCTAATATGGAAATCAAACGTGACGATCCTGAAAGATTAAAAAGCTATCGTGCTAGACACGGTTGCGACAATCCTGGACCAAAGTGGAAAGCAAACTATTGGTCTTGCCAAATGTGGCGTTCAGACAAAAGCGTAAGCGATTTAGATTAAAGCGGAGATACACATGAAAAATATAGAAGAAGCAAAAGTTGGATCAGGTACAGCAGTCGCAAATAAAGACGCAGAAAAACGTGCCCAATTAACATTGAAGAGCATTAAATTGAGAATCAAGCAACAAAAAGAACGTGAAGCACTTGCATCACAGAAAAAAGCTGTTAGTACTGAAGAAACAGTTGTGGAATCATTCAGCCCATCTCAGATTGCCGCTTTGAAAGCAGAGTACTCTAAGATTAATACAATTGATCCAGATAGCGACACATACAAGAAGTTGATTGCTATGCTTGATAAATTAGATTTAAAATCTTTAAAATCTCTTGCTGATGCAAATGTAAAATTTGTATCTAAACTTGCACAGAATCGTGTTCTTAGAAAGAGCATGAAAAAAGAAGACGTTCAGCTTGATGAAATTTCAACGAAACTTTTAGCTAAAGCCGCACACGCCGCTTCCGATCCTGATGCAGATTATCATTATGGTAAGTCACACGATCCTCAAAAATTTGCAGATCGTGCTAAGAAAACCAAAGATGCAAAATCTGCGGCCGCAGTTCAAGGTGCCGCAGATGCTAAAGGCCACTATACAAGACCAGGACACACTCTTGGGTCCTATGATAAACTCGCACACAGAAGTCCAGCCCGTGTAACTAGCGCAGGAAAAGCAAACAAACAAGATGTTAACAAATTAAAAAAGAGTATAAGTCTAAAGGTTGAAGAAGGTGAATCTATTGATGAATTGTCTACAAACAAATTAGCAGACTACAAAAAGAAAGCCGGTGCAGATGCATCAGCCGCAGACAAAGCAGGCGATATCAAAAAAGGTAACAAACGTTTCTCTGGCATTATGAAAGCCACTAGAAAACAATTTGACAATGATTCAAAGCAAGGTATGTCAGAGGCTTCACAAAGAGTTGACTCACTTGTGACTGACGCATTAAAAGTGATGCAAGGTTCAGAATTAAAAGACGCTGTGCAAGCACTAAAGACTGTACTTGGAGATAGAGAATACAATGACCGCCGTGGGCATTACAATTTCTATGTTAAACAACTAGTTGACATGTATGGTAAGAAAACAAATGAAGAGTTGTCACCAAAGCAAAAAGAAATTGACAAGAACAAAAACGGAAAGATTGATGGTTTTGATTTAGCCGCAATTCGCAATAAAAAGAAACCACAAGGTGCAGACTTTGCCGCACAAAGACGTAAAGAAAGACTTGCATCTAATGGGCGTATGGATGAAGGAAAATCTGATTACGAAATCTATCACAAAGATTATTCTTCAGCAGTACAAACAGCTATCAAACAAGCAGAGAAGCGTGGCTTTGAAGTAGACATGGATGATTGGCACGATAAAGTTGCTACTGGTCCTAAGAAACCTTCTGCTGGTAAAACAAATTCATTCTCCGTCAAGTTGAAGAAAGACGGCAAAGAATCTAAGAAAACATTGCACCTTCAAGTGTACAACATGGACAATCACAAGTATGAGTTGAACATGTACATTGAAGAAGTTCAGTTGGACGAATTGAACAAAGATACATTGTACTCTTATGTGAAAAAATCCGAAAAGGATCAAGACATTCAATTGGATAAACTTTCTAGAGCCCTTGATAATAAAAAAAATATAGCCAAAGCAGTTGCGGCATTTAACAAAAATAGTCACAAATTTGCAAATAGGAGTGCTGGCCAAGAAAGAGCAGAAAAGCGTTTAGCCAAAGAAGCGGCATCACCTGCACAGCAAGCGGCTATCGCTATTGCTATGAAGAAGGCTGGTAAGAAGCCAAAAGATATGGAAGAAAGTGACGCATACGACAAAAACGTTAAGCCTAGCGACAAGCCACACGATAAAGATGCCGCAGCCCAACGAGCAAAGCTAGCCGCATTGGCTGCCAGAAAAAAAATGTCTGAAGGTTTGATGGACAGAATTAAAGCTATCAAACGTGGTGTCGAAGCTAAAGCTAAAGCAGACGATCATTTCGACAAAGCAGGTGATCCAAAGAATGCAAACGCAAGCAAAGACTTAAAGAAAGCAGTTCGCTATCACAATCTTTTAAACAAAGAAGAAGTTGTGCTTGAAGCTAAGAAAAAAACTTTCAAAGATGTTAAAAAGAAAATGAAAGAAGAAACCCCAAGCAATGCTTCAGTCAAAAGGGGTGAGGCATTAACTGGTAAAAAAGAACCAATTGAAATCAATCCAGAATTAAAAGAAGAAGTAAAATAAAATGAATAATGGATTGCCGCAAATTTATTGTGACATGGATCAAGTGTTAGTCAACTTTGTTGGTGGTGCTAATAAAGCATTAACTGCCGCAGGGCTAAAGTCTTTCCCACAAGAAGAAAAGAATGCTAAATGGGAAGCACTAAGTAATGTATCAAAATTTTGGGCTAACTTAGAGCCAATGCCTGATGCTATGATGTTGTGGAGATATATTAAGCCACATAATCCATATGTGCTATCGACACCATCTAAACGTATGGCAACATGCAAACCAGAAAAGATTGAGTGGGTTCGAAAGCATTTAGGTAATGTAGAACACATTTATCTTGTCCCAAGAGAGGATAAACAAAAATATGCAGTAAATAGCGATGGAACACCAAATCTATTGATTGATGACTATGAAAAAAACATCAAAGAATGGGTTTCCGCTGGAGGAATCGGAATACGACATATAAATAGTATGAACACTATTTCACAATTACGAAAACTAGGATATTAATAAAAGGAGAACACCATGGCACTATGGGGAAACAACGCCGCACTTGCATTGACGGGTACAGTAGCAACAACTAACGGTTCAGCTACAGTTACTGGAACTAGCACAGTATTCACAACAGAAACAAAAGTTGGTGATGTTATTAAAGTTAACAGCACTTTCGCAAAAATTATCGGAATCACTAGCAATACTGCATTGACGATTAGTCCAGCTTGGTCTATCGCCAATACATCAGGTGTTAGTGCTACGTTAAAGCAATCACCAAAACATCTTGCCGCTGGTTCTGATACTACAGTTCAAAGCGTCAACTTAATTTATGGTGTTGACGTAAACGAAGCAACAGCTAACAATGAAATTCCTGGATGGGTTTACACAAACATCTATACTGATACGCATGGAAACATTCGTAGAAAGTCTGAAGTCTTGGCTTCATTTGCTACTATGTCTACTGCAACAGACGATGAAGACGTAGCATATCCAGATTACAGACTTGTTATTGGTACACAACCAACAAGCAAATCAGTTACTTCTGGTACGGCTAACACATTTACTATTGTTGTAACATCTGTACCAACTGGTGCTACGATTAACTATCGTTGGCAACGTGCTGCCAATGCGAATGCCGCATTTGCAGATTTGACGAACACTGGCACATGGACAAATACAACAGCGGCAACCGTAAACTTTGCAAACTCAACCCTTGCAGTAAGCGGTTCTATCTATCGTGTTCAAATGTCTGTTACAGGCGGTACTGGTGCAAACACAGTATCTGCAAACGCAACATTGACAGTTGTTTAATACATGGGGACTTAGGTCCCCATTTTGGTCCGAGTCCCGGAAGTAGCATTCCCATTAAATTGGGTTTACATTAAGGAAAAGAAATGGCAGATAAAAAAGTAACGCAGTTAACAGCATTGACTGCACCATCAAAAGACGATTTATTATTAATCATTGATGACCCATTAGGTTCGCCAGTAAGTAAAAAAGTTACTGTTGGTGATTTCTTTGGCACAACCTCACAAGTAACATCAAACACAATCAATCTTGCTTCAGTAGGCGCAACATCGTTTACCGCAAACAGTTTTACGGTAACGTCAAACACTCAATCCACTTTAACTAAAGGTGTTTCGATTAATAGTTCTCTTGCTGACTCTGATACTGTAATTGCATCTGACAATCAAGCAAATATGTTTTATGTTGATGCCTCGGCAGATAAAATTGGTATTGTAACAAACGCACCAACAGAAGCACTTGATATTAATTCTGACGCAGTTCGTTTACGCACAACAAGAACACCAGCGAGTTCAAATAATACTGCTGTTGGTTGGGGCGTAGGTACAATTGCTTGGGATGCAAATTATTTGTATATTGCGACAAGTTCATCCGTAATTAAGCGAGTGGCACTAAGTACGTTCTAATGACAACTTTAAATAATGATAATTTTGATGAGTACGCAGTAAGCAACTACATAAATCCCAATTGCATATCTGTATTAGAATTCTTAGATGATTTGAAAACAATCAAATATATCAAAAGGTTAATAAACAAATATGTAGATAAAAAAGAGTTGAAAGAGCGATTGATTTTAAATCACATAATTTCTCTTTCAAATGTGTTTGGTGCTGAAGCTACAGTCAATATGTTAGCGTTTAAGATAGACAAAAAAAATCGTGATATATTAAACGCATTTCTTCTATATCTTGAGTATGTAAAAGCTGAAGATTTAGAAGTGTTAGATTTATCATTGTACAACAATTTAAAGAAGAGTATATAGAGTGTCAAATTTAGTAGACTTATACTTAGTGTATAGAATTTTAAGACTGTTTACTACTCCATTTGCGGAGTGGGAAGCATTTAAAACTGGCGTTATTGACGATGGTGGAAATATTATTGTTCCTCCAGAAAAAAGAACGCCCGCACAAGAAGAATCATTCACTAAATTTGATTTATTAATTTCAAAATTAAAACGTGTGTTGGAAAAATTACCATTCGGTAAAAATAAACTTGCATCATATGCCGCCGCTTTGTTTCTACTAAAAGAAGAAAAGAATATTAAAGAAGAGACAATTGAAGAGCAATTCTTAGATTATTACAATGGGCAAAGTTATTTAACTGAAGACGCACCAGTAAACAATGTTGGTGGTGGTAATATTGCTGGCGCTAATGGTGACCCACCAAAGCCAACTAAAGTTATGATGCGTAGATTTGCGAATCACGATGTGTTTGTTGTTGATGCGAAGAAATTCAATGACGCACGATTTGGTAAAAAGAAATATCTTAAGTATGAAAAATACGTTGGTAATGATGAAGTTGGAAATGCAATTCGTACTTATGGGCGCAAGTATCCTAAGAAGCCAATTATTATACAAGACGAATTAACTGGTGCTATGACATTCTTACGTCATGGACGTTCAGGAATGTTTACAGAACAATTTGAAAGAGAACAATTAGTTGAGGAAGTCTCTCAGGCGCAATTGAATGAGTTGGAAAAATACTTAGATCAATTGTTCAAAGCATTAAATGTTGATGTCGCATTTACTAAACATTTTTTAGATAGAGTTAACGATGCACGTAATGGTAAACCTATCACAGTAGATGAATTACAATTATTATTTAAAAAGACAATTCAAAAGTATGGAAAAAGAATTCCTGCGTTAGGACCAGATGCAGAAGCAGTATTAAATGATATGAAGACGCAGATCAATTTACCATTCGTATTGAAATGGGATAGAGATGCTGAAGAGTTAGACTTGGTAGCAAAAACAGTTATGCGTAAAAAGAATTTTATGACGCACAATCAAAAATTCACAGTATAAGGAATAATATGTTAGAAACAATTTTTTGGATTTTAATCGGTGCATTTGTTGGTTGGCATTTTCCACAGCCAGCATGGGCTAAGACGTTAGAAACTAAAGTGCGTTCTGCATTCGCAAGTAAAGAATAATCATGTGGATTTTAGAATGGTTGCCCAATTGGGCATTTTATGCAATATTCTTTATTGGATTGTTAGGGATTATTGCAACTGAGTTTTTTAAGTTTATTCCTGTATTGTCAACATATAGACTACCGATACAGATATTATCTGCTATAGCATTATGTTTTGGTACTTATATGGCAGGTGCTATATCAGACAATGAATCTTGGCTTGCTAAAGTAAAAGAATTAGAAAAAAAAGTTGCTGAAGTAGAAGTTAAATCTGCTGAAGAAAATGTAAAAATAATTGAAAAAGTTGTCAAGAAGATAGAAGTAGTTAAAGTTCAAGGTGCAGAAGTTGTTAAGTACATTGATCGTGAAGTTGTTAAGTATGATACTATATTTGCACCAGGAGGCGCATGTGAAATTCCTAAAGAATTTTTTATAGCACATGATGATGCTGTCAAGGATCCAAGATGAATAAATACCTTGCATCATTATTGCTTATCCTATTATCGGGATGTTCTACTGTCGTTCCTGTGACAGTAAAATTTCCTGATGCTCCAGATGAAATGAAAGTTAAGTGCCCGTCTTTAAAAACTATGGACGGATCTAAATTATCTGAGATATCTAAAACAATAACCCAAAACTACACAACGTATTACGAATGTGCAGTTAGAAATGACGCTTGGATAGAATGGTACGAAACTCAAAAGAAAATTTACGAGAAACTAAAGAAATGAGTGATATAGTAGAATTAAAAGTTGACGTTGAGGTTTTAAAAAATCAAGTCTTGACAATCACACAACTCTGTGGTAAAATGGATTCGCTTATTGAAAAGCTGGTGGATAATCACGACCGTATGGTCAATCAAATATATGACGATATGGAAAAAAGAAAAGCAGACACCAACACGGATATCAAAGAATTGCACTCTAGAATCACCACAATTAGCCGTGAAGTTTCCGACAAGGTAGAATTGACGGAACGTAGAATCATGGATGAAATTAAAGCACTTCGTGAAGAAATTCAAGAGCATAATCGCAAAGAGGATAATGAATTGCGTAAGATCATGGAATGGAAGTGGATGGCCGCTGGCGCAATTGTTGTGCTTGCATGGATCATGTCTAACATCAAAATAGATGCGGTATCAAAACTATTTGGTAACTAATTGACTTTCAGTCGAATGTATGCTATAATGTACATTCGATGAACATTGTATATTATGAGAAACATTAATTATGAGTATTTGGATCGATCAAAAGTACATCGGTACACTCTCAGTTCGCTTGGACAAATTCGTTCGCAAAGGCGACTACACCTACAACTTCAGATGCCCTATCTGCGGTGACTCCCAAACAAATCGAAACAAGGCACGTGGATACATCTTTGCACAAAAAGGTGGACTCTTCTACAAATGCCACAATTGTGCAGTCAGCATTTCACTAGGCAATCTAATCAAAGCGGTTGACCCAAACCTCTACAAAGAGTATTGCTTAGAGCGATACAAAGAGGGTGAGACTGGTCGCAAAGCACACAAAGAACACGGATTCGTTTTTAAACCCGTCACATTTGGCAGTAATAAAACAGACAATCTAAAAGGTGTTCTAACTCCACTATCTAAACTCAGCGATACGCATGAAGCGATTGTATACGCACGTTCTAGAAAGATTCCTGAAGATAAATTAAAGACACTTTATTACGTTGACAATGTGCAGAAGTTAAAAGTTTTCTCGCCAGAGTATGAAGAGAAGATTGTAACTGAAGAACCTAGAATCGTATTACCATTCTATGATGAAGATGATGAATTAGTTGGCTTAACGGCACGTGGCATTCGTGGTGAGAAACAAAGATATCTTGTGATGAAAATAAAAGATGATTTGCCCATGATTTACAATATGAACGGGATAGATATAACACAGACTATTTTTGTTACTGAAGGTCCGATTGATAGTCTATTTTTACCTAATGCTGTTGCAGTTGGAAATTCTAATTTAAAGTACGTACTCAATTACTTACCTAAAGATAAGTTAGTATTGATTTATGACAACGAACCACGTAATAAAGAAATCGTAAGAGAGATTGGTGAAGCAATTAAATCAGATGCGAATGTTGTGATCTGGCCTAAATCATATGATGAAAAAGATATAAATGATATGATACTCGCCGGAAAAGAACAGGATGAAATCATCAATACTATAAATAACTTTACTTTTCACGGCCCAAAAGCACTACTTGAATTTAACATATGGAAGATGAGATGAACGTAAAATTAATAAGTTATTCACAACAAGCAATTGATCCGAGCAAACAAGATGAATTTGAATTCGAACTACCAAACTTACAGGACCTTGTCGCATATTGTGCAAGAGTATCGAATCCATCCAATCAGTCCAATAGTGAGACTTCAGAAAGACTCATCAAATACCTCATCAAACACAAACATTGGAGTCCACTTGAAATGGTCTCCGCATGTATTGAAGTTGAAACAACAAGAGATATTGCAAGACAATTGTTGCGACACAGAAGTTTTAGTTTCCAAGAATTCAGCCAACGATATGCTGATCCTACTAAAGAACTCAATTTCGTACTTAGAGAAGCACGGCTACAAGACAATAAAAATAGACAAAACAGTATAAAGACAGAAGATATTGAATTGCAAACACGTTGGGCACTAATGCAACAAAGAGTAATTGATGAGGCAAAATATGCGTACAATTGGGCGATTGAACATGGTATCGCAAAGGAGCAGGCGAG